CACACACGGAAAATTTAGAAAGTCCAAGTGGATTTATTACTAGAATTACCGATAGTAACGGATCATTAGTAGAAACTTCATCTGAGTTAAATAATGCTGGAACTGAAGTAGATGAAGCAAAGTCTGAAAAGAAAGCCTTAGGCAAATATCATCTTACAATAGGTTCAGTAAATTCTCAGTTGGAAAGAGTACAGACTATTGATGTTTCTCAAGTTATGGATACTACTTACATGGGTGGAAACGCGGCAAGAGTAGATTACTCAGTAAGTACAACACAAGGTCAAGCAATAGTTGCTAAAATACAAGCTACTTGGCCAAATGAAGTTGCGTCTTTTGATAATGATAAGAATCTAGTTTCAGAATATACTGCGCAGAGACCTCCTTATAGTAATGATAGTATTTCATTTTATAATTTTGAAAAACCGTCAAACGCAATTAAAGCAAGATTCCATGCGCATTACGATGAATATCTACCTTGGTATGGTCTTAAATTTGATACTGTAACTGAAACAGTTTTGGCAAAGATTGTAATCTCAGATAAAGAAATGAAAAATACAGACATTACTTCATGGCGAGAAATACATGATTTATTGCCTGAGTGGTTAAGTTACACGTTCTTTGCTAAAATACATGATAAAGATGGAAACGTTAATGAAAATGTTGATGTTTATTTTCAGGCAGATGCAACAATAGTACAAGAATGGTGTACCGCAAACTCTCATACTTTCCCATATGATACCGATGATGATACTATAGAGCCAACGTTATTTGTTTGGGGCTGTGTATTTAATACTTCATCTAAGGAAATTACTCATGTTAAAGCATACGCAAGAACAACAGTATAAGACTGATTTATTTAAAGAAGTAGATAAGAAGTTTTGGCAGGTTATCGAAAAAGAAAAATTATTGTTTGAGATAAATAATAAAAAGAAAAGAAAAAATAAAAACAACAGAGTAAATTAAAATGGCACAACCAACAACAAGAGAAGAATTCAAAGGCTGGGTACTCCGCAAGCTGGGCGCTCCTGTCATTGATATTAATGTGTCAGACGAACAGATCGATGACCGTGTTGATGAAGCAGTTGACTTTTGGAGAGACTATCATTATAACGGAAGCCAACTTGTTTATATGAAACATCAGATTACTCAGCAGAATATCGATGATGGGTTTGTGCAACTACCAGCAGGAATTCTTGGTATCTCAGGTATATTTAATATGCAATCAAGTATCTCTACAGGCGGTGGTATATTTAATGTTCAGTATCAATTTGTTTTAAATAATCTTGAAGACATTACTGGTTATAATATTACAAACTATTTTATGTCAATGCAACATTTAGAATTCCTACAAGAAATGCTTGTCGGCAAACCAATGATTCGTTATAATAAACACGTTAATAAATTATGGATTGATAGCGGACAAGAAGCGATGACTGTTGGTGAATATATTATTGTTGAAGCATACGATGTAATTGATCCTGCTTCCTATTCAGATGTATGGTCTGATCGTTTCTTACAAAATTACACATCTGCATTGATTAAAGAACAATGGGGATCAAACCTAACAAAATTTACAGGTATGCAACTTGTAGGTGGAGTATCATTTAACGGAGAACAAATATTAGCGGATGCCAAAGAAGAAAGGCGGATTATGGAAGAAGAAGCAGTACAGAATCTACAACCTCTTTCTTATAACTATATTGGATAAGTAATGGCAACTAATACTTTCTTTAACAATTACTCTCAAGTTCAAGAGCAATCTCTGATTGATGATTTGGTAATCGAATCTATCAGGCAGTATGGTGTTGACGTTATATACATGAGTAGAGCAATTAAAGGTCGTGATAAGATCTTTAATGAAGATGACTTTCCTGAGTATAACGAAGTATTTGGATTTGAAGTATATGTTAAAAATATGGAAGGCTTTGAAGGCGAAGGTGATTTCCTATCTAAGTTCGGTTTAGAAATAAGAGATACATTAACACTCACCGTTGCGAATAGAACATTTGAAAGATATGTAACTCGTGAAGTTGTTGAACTTACAAGGCCTAGAGAAGGTGATTTAGTATACTTCCCATTAAACGAAAAGATCTTTGAAATTAAATATGTTGAACACGAAAGCATATTCTATCAGATGGGACAAACGCAAGTATTTGATATTCAGTGTGAATTGATTGAATACGCCAACCAAAGGTTTAATACCGGTCATCCTTCAATTGATGATTACTTTGCCGAATATAATACTGATATAATTGTTGATGCAAATAATGCAACATTATCCGCTCTTACTTTAACTGACGACAATGCAAGTAACCTTGACTTTGAACTTGAGGCAGATGGTATTCTTGATTTCTCAGAGACTGATCCATTCAGCGAAAATATAACAATAAGTGATACCTAATGGCAATAGCAAATTATTTTTACAATTCTACGATTCGCAAATATGTTGCTTTATTTGGTACATATTTTAATCAATTAGAAGTTCGTAGAACGAGCACTGATGGTACTTTAAATCAGAGACAGATAGTACCTATTTCTTATGGTCTATATCAAAAGATATTAGCAAGACTTGACCAAGATCCTAATATAGAAGGTGGTGCAAGTTTTGATGCCGACGGAAATCCATCAGCAGGACAACCTTATGCTATGACATTACCTCGCATGGCATTTGAGTTAACAAGTTTTACATACGACGCAGAACGTAAAGTTGCACCTACAAGAAAAATAAGAAAGACAGCAGTAGATGAAGCAAATGGTGGTAGGCGATTTGTATATTCAGGAACTCCATATAATATGGGATTCAGTTTATACATCATGGCAAAATATAACGAAGATGCTGTTAAATGTTTAGAACAAATATTACCATTCTTCAATCCAGAATTTACAAGCACTGTAAGATTAATTGATGGATTGGAACCAATGGACATACCGTTAATTCTAACTGACGTAACATCAGAAGATTTATATGAAGAAGCATTTACAACAAGAAGAAGTATTTTATATACATTAAACTTTAACATGAAAGGTTGGTTCTTTGGTCCTGAAAGAGATAAAGAAGTTATACGATTTATTGATACAAGAATAGCAACTGATACAGCAACCGATACCGAGTTTGAACAATTTAAAACGATTCAGCCTGGTATGACAGCAAATAACGAACCGACTACAGACATTACACAAACTGTTGATTATAGCTTAATTGAATTTGATGACGACTGGGATTACATAAAGAGGACATCTGATACAGAACCCAGTTAAGAAGGAATTATTATTATGAAAATTGGATTTACTTGTAGCAGCTTTGATCTGCTTCATGCTGGACACGTTCAAATGCTTAGAGAAGCAAAAGAACAATGTGATTATTTAATTGTAGGATTACAAACTGATCCTGCTCTCGACCGTCCTGAAAAGAACCCACCAATACAAACAATAGTTGAAAGATATAGTCAACTTAAAGCAGTAAGCTATGTTGACGAAATTATTCCTTATACAACCGAAAGAGATCTCGAAGATATATTAGAACTATATACAATTGATGTTCGTATTCTTGGTGAGGAATATCGTGATAAAGATTTTACAGGTAAAGATATTTGTCGTAAGAGAGATATAGATTTGCATTTTAATAGAAGAGATCATAGATTCAGCAGTTCATATTTAAGAAAAGTTTGTCGCGATAAATAATAATGTATATCATTAAACAGTAGGTTTTTATATTATGAAAAGAAAGAATGCGTTAAATCAAGAAATGAGTATGGGTGGTCTTGTATTAGAAATGGCAGGAACATTCTATAACGAATTTTTTGTAAGAAAGGATTATGATTGGTGGTACGTTGTACAGCCAGGAGATGTAGTTGTAGATCTTGGTGCTTGTGTTGGTATGATGGCAGCAGACTCACTAGATAAAGGAGCTGCTAAAGTTTATATGGTTGAAGCAAATAGAGAGTTGTTAAAAACAGCAATCGAAAATGTTTCCGAATATTGTATGAACGAGCCTGATCCAAAAGTTTATCCTATCAACGCAATTATAGGAACATCAGACGCAGAAGGTTGTTATGTTACAAAAAGAGCGCCTCTACCTGTTAATGAGTTAGATCGTATTTCCTTTAAAGAGTTAATTAGGCAATATGGAATTACCAAGATTGATTATTTGAAGTGCGATATTGAAGGAAATGAATACGACGTATTTAATAAGAATACTTTAGAATACTGCTTTAATAATGTAAAGCACATGGCAATTGAAATACATGTTAAGGCAACACTTGACGGGCCTAGTAGATTTATACAGTTTAGAGATGAGTTTTTAAAGCCATTTGCTGAATCTTCGAAACATAAAGTAAGAAGTATGGACCAAGATGATTTTGTTAATACACTTTGGGATAACGAAGTTGTAAGAAATCTTCCAATAAGTAGATCATACTTTATGTTATATATTACAAGAGATGACTAATGAAAGATGATAAGATAGCACAGAAGTTAAATATGAGACCATTAGAAGATGCGGCTGAGACTGAGCAAGAAGCATTGGATAGATTGAATCCAGAAAAGATGCCTGACTTGCCTAACAATTCTTTTTCAACTAATGAAGAAGCAGGCGAACTTGTAGAAAGTGTAGATTCTGTTAAGAATTTACCGCAGAAAAGTGTAGAGAATCTACCTGCCGTTCCTACAAAGGAAGCTAACGAGAATCTAAAAGATATTGAATTGGCAAAAGCTAACATAGAAAATATTATTAATCTTGGAGATGACGCAGTACGAGAAATGACAGAGATCGCAAAACAATCCGAATCTCCTCGAGCGTTTGAAGTTGTATCTACCTTAATGAAAACATTACTTGATGCAAACAAAGATTACGTTGAAATGTCAACAAAGAAAAGATACGCAAAGGAAGAAGATCAGCAAGGTAAGACTGAAGTAACCAATAATAATTTAATAGTGTCTACATCAGATTTACTTAAAATGATTAAAGGTGACAATGAATAACTTCGATAAAGGTTATTTAGGAAACTCTCATCTCAAAAAGATTGGTGAGCAAATAGAGTTCACTCCTGAGATGCTTCAAGAATATATGAAGTGTGCTGAAGATCCAATTTACTTTTCAGAAAAATATATTAAAATTGTACATGTTGACCACGGATTAATTCCAATGGACATGTACGATTATCAAAAAGATATAGTAAGAAAGATAACCGATAGTAGGCGTGTTTCTGTACTGACATCAAGACAGGCAGGTAAAACAACAACGGCAGTAGCGGTTATATTACACTACATCTTGTTTAATGAATTTAAGACTGTGGCTATATTGGCAAACAAAGGTGATGCAGCTCGAGAGGTTTTAAGCCGAGTTCAGTTAGCTTATGAAGCATTGCCAAAGTGGATGCAGCAAGGTATTGAGGAATGGAACAAAGGTAATATTACTTTAGAGAATGGTTGTAAGATCTATGCAGGTACTACAACATCCTCTGCTATTCGTGGTAAATCAATATCATTTCTATATCTTGATGAGGTTGCATTTATTGAAGGATTTAACGAATTCTTTGCTTCAGTATATCCAACGATATCATCAGGTAAAAGTACAAAATTACTAATGACTTCTACTCCTAACGGTTTAAACCACTTTTGGAAAACATGTAAAGGTGCTAAAGAAGGTACCAACGGTTATGAATATGTTGAAGTTATGTGGTACGATGTTCCTGGTAGGGATGAACAATGGAAAGAGGAAACTCTCGAAGCATTAGATTTTGACCAAGAAAAGTTTGAGCAAGAATACTGTTGTCAGTTCTTAGGAAGCTCAGGTACACTAATAAGTGGTGCCAAACTCAAAGAACTTGCACCTTCTACGCCAATTCATGAGGCGGAGAACATAACACAATATGAAGCACCACAAACGGACCGCTCATATGTTATGGTAGTTGATGTATCGAGAGGTAAAGGACTCGATTATTCAGCATTTAATATAGTTGATACGACGGAAATGCCATACAAACAAGTATGCGTCTTTAAGGATAATACAATAAGTCCAGTAGACTTTGCCTCCGTTATATATAGAATAGGGCTGATGTACAATGAGAGTGCAGTGTTAATTGAAATTAACGATATTGGTGAACAAGTTGCTGATATACTCTTTATGGATTACGGCTATGAAAATCTTCTCTT